GGAAGTAATGCAATAGGCTCAATAGGCAATGTATCTGTAAAAGAATACACAACTGCAACTAACACTCCTAGATTAGATTACTCAACGGGAGCAGAGGCATTTTTACTAGAGCCGCAGAGTACGAATTTGATAACTTATAGTGAGGATTTTGGTCAAGGAATTTTATCTAATTGTACCGTTCAAAGTGAATTTGTTTCTCCAAGTAGTGATTTAAGTGCATATAAATTAATAGAAGATAACACAAATAGTATTAAACTTTTTAGAGCAGTAAACAATTCAATAACAACACCTAACACATCTTATTCTTCTTCAATATTTGTTAAAAAAGGAGAAAGAACAAAAGTAAGGGTTTATGGTTATCATCTTACAAATCAAAATTTTTATGTAGACTATGATTTGACTGATAATTCTTATTTAGGTAGCGCAGCTTCAAACGCACAAGTAGATGGTTATTTTATTGAAGATATTGGAGGTAATGGTTGGAAAAGAATTACTATAATTGGTCAAAAAAATGCTTCTTATTCTTGGGACGTTGGTGTTTCTCCTTTAAATGATAATGGAGACGTTACGTATTTAGGAGATGGTACAAGCGGTTTATATATATGGGGCGCACAATTAGAACAACAATCCTATGCCACTAGCTATATCCCATCTAGTGGCTCACAAACCACAAGAAACCAAGAAACTTGTATAAACGCAACACCAGAGATAAACAGCGAGCAAGGTGTATTGTATGCAGAAATTAGTGCTTTGGCAGATGATGGTACTTTAAGGCAAATAAGTTTAAGTGATGGAACTTTTAATAATGCTATACTATTAAGATACCTTGACCTTTCTAATCAAATACAAGCAGTTTCAAGAATAAGTGGCAGTTTTAAAGGGGTTTGTGCTTATACTTTACTTAATACAACTGAAAATATAAAGGTTGCTTATAAGTGGAGAAATCAAGATTTTGCTTTATGGGTTAATGGTGTTGAGGTTGCTACAAGTACTGATGTAGGAGAATTTATGCCTAATATTTTAAGTGAATTATCATTTGATAGAGGGGATAATACACACCCTTTTTTCGGTAACACTAAAGACCTACAAGTTTACACAAAAGCACTATCAGATGCAGAACTAATAAATTTAACAACAATATAATAAATAAAGATATGAATATTTACAAGACAAATTTTCCAACAGAACAAGAGGGCAAAGACTACCTTTTAAGTATTGGTGTATTAGTTGAAACAGATGGCGAAATAGTATTTGCAAAAGATACGGCAGCGGTTGTTTATATCGGTAAGGTTGTAAAGATACCAGCTACTTATGATGCAGATGGTAATATAATCACACCAGCAGTTTACTACGATGGTTATGCAATCGATGTAATGAGCAGTTTAGATTTAGACTTTGGCGCTTTTATGGTGTACCCAGTTGAAGCAGCACATAGTTTTTATGGTTACCCAAGAAACGCAGAAGTACCGCAATAATAAAATATGAAAAAAATAAGCAAACACATATCGTATAAAGAAGCAACATATTCTGATTATGCAAAAAAATATAGCATAAAAAATAAACCAGACGAAGACCAAATTGAGAATATGAAAATATTAGCAGAGAAAGTTTTCGAGCCATTAAGAGAATGGGTAGGTGGTCCAATAAAAGTTAACAGTATGTTTAGGTCGGCAGAATTAAATTCTGGAATTAAGGGAAGTTTAAAAAGCAGCCATTTAAAAGGACAAGCTATGGACATTACTAGTATGGGTTGTAAAACAAATTTAGAAATGTTTCATTATATAAAAGACAATTTAGATTTTGACCAGCTTATTTGGGAATTTGGAAAAGAACCAAAATGGTTACATGTTTCATTTAACAAGGAAAAAAACAGAAAACAAGTATTAATAACTAAAAAAAGAGGTGTGTATTACACTTATTAATATGGTAACAGATTACAAAACACTTTTAATTAATTTAGGAACATTTATTTTTTCAATGACTAACATTGATATATTTTTAAAAATTACACTTTTACTTTTAACTATTGGATATACTGCTCATAAGTGGTATTTAATGAATAAAAGGAATAAATAATGCCAAAAAAAAAATTTAAAGATACTAGGGTAGGTAAATTTCTTACTAAAGCTGCACCGAATATTTTAAAGGCAGCAAGTGATTTAGTGCCTGATGCTGGTGTTTTAAAACTAATTGGTGGACTTATAGACAAAGATAAGGTGATTACACCTAAAGACAAAGAAGAAGCTTTAAAACTGCTTGAAATTGATATTATAGAAATGCAAGAGGTTTCTAAAAGGTGGTCAAGTGATATGTCAAGTGATAGTTGGTTATCTAAAAACACAAGACCAATGATGTTGATTTTTTTAACTGTTTCAACTTGGTTACTTATTTTAATGGATAGTTTAGATGTTGAATTTGGTGTAAGTACTGAATGGATAGAATTATTAAAATCTTTGTTACTTACTTGTTATATTGCATATTTTGGAAGTCGTGGTATGGAAAAATACAAACATATATCACAAAAAAACTAATTTTAGTTATCTTTTAATTTAAGTTGACTATTAAAAAAAATATGTGTAAATTTGACTTAATCATTTATTTAAGGTTTTTCTCCTCTTATTTTCCTTTATATATTTTCTAAAATTTTTATTATATATATTTATAAAAATCAATTATAAAAAAAATATGTGTCTACAGAATAATTATGTTTAAAAAACTAAAACAAAAAAAATGAGCATTAAATGTATTGAAGTTAGAAAGGAACATTATTTACTTATTATAAATGATATTTCATTAGGTGAATTTGAAAAAAGTGATTTAAGGCATATTATAGAGGTTATTGATGGGAACATCTAAAAAATTATCAAGAAGTAAAATAGTAAAAAACCTTGATATTATATTTAGTCAATACATAAGACTAAAAAATGCAGATGATTTAGGTAATGTAAGTTGTTTTACTTGTGGTAAGGTATCACATTATAAAAGTGGTATGCAATGTGGACATTTTCAATCTAGGAAACATTATGCTACTAGATGGTTAGAAATGAATGTTGCTGTACAATGCGTAGGTTGTAATATGTTTAAAGCTGGTGAACAGTTTTTATTTGGTAAATACCTAGATGAAAAATATGGTGATGGTACAGCCGAGGAGTTGTATATAAAATCAAAACAAACAGTAAAATTTTCTAACGATGAATTAACAGATATGATACAACATTATAAAAATTTGGTAAATAACATGTAAAGCACTATATTTGTATTATTCTGTTTTGTTAAGGAAAAGGGGTTTAGCTATATGTTAAGCCTTTTTTTTTGTTTTATACTAAAAAATAGACCTTATTTATTAACATTATTTGATAAAATTTGTTTATATTTACATATATTAATTAACAAAACAAAACAAAATGAGAACACAAAAACATGATTTAAAAAATTTAATTTCAAAATTAGAAATTGAATTAGAAAAAGCAATTCACTTTGAAGATGCATTTGAACAATTGGCAATATATAAACAATTGGATAATGCTAAATCAACCTTAATAAATATTCAATAATGGGCACAAATTATTCACAAGAAACTGCTCAAAGTATTATTGAGCAATACAAATTTAGAGTTGAAGCACTATCAAATAAGATAGAATTTTTACAAGCACAAATAGAAATATCAAAACAAATTTTTAAAGACAGAATAAATGGATAGAGAAAAACTAGTAACACTTTACAAAAAGTACGAATTAACAGAAACAGATGTTTACAAACACAAACATTATGTAATTATTACAAGGCAAGGGATTGAAAAAATCGCAGCAAAAGAAAACATAGCTATAAGTTATGAGGTTATAAAATGTGAACCTAATTTTGCAGTTGTAAAAGGATATGCCCATACACCAACAAACGCAGATATACAAATTGAAACATTTGGTAGTGCATTAAAAGGCTCTACATATAATGATGGAAATTGTAATAGTTGGTACGTCATGGAAATGGCAGAAAAACGTGCATTGTCAAGGTGTGTACTTAAATTAACTGGATTTTATTCTTTAGGAGTATTTTCAGAAGATGAAAGTGACGATTTTAAAAAAAGTAAACCAAAATTAAATCAATAAATTATGAGTACATTAATTAACGGAAGTATAAGGGTAGATAAACTACCAAAAGAAAAATTCGTAAAAGGTAAAGACGGAGCTGTGTATTACAATTTTACCATTGCCATACAAGATGAAACTAGGTATGGAAACAATGTTGCTTTTACTGATAGTCAAACCAAAGAAGAACGTGAGGCTAAAAAACCAAAAACATATTTAGGAAATGGAAGTGTATTTTGGACAGATGGCAAAATAACAGTTGCAGAGAGAGAGGAAAATAAATCACATGCAAAAGAACCAGCGACAGATGATTTACCATTTTAAGTAACCTAATTTTAAAAGGGTGTTTGTTTTTAGACTTACACCCTTTTTTTTATATTTAACAAATGACAGATAAAGAAATAGAACAGAACATGTTAATGGAGTTTATTGCGGACACTTGTTTCATTGATATTGAAAAAAAAATAGAATATCCGCCAGTATGTTTGTCCTTTGGTGAAAAGGTTTTGCAATCAGATAAAGGTGATAGCATTATACCCATAGCTTTAGGAACTTATGGTAATTTAAGTGTAATTACAGCACCGCCTAAAACAATGAAGACGTTTTTTGTATCATTATTAGCATCCGCTTATTTAAGTGATAACAACATTTATTGTGGTAACATAAAAGGACATAGAGGTAATGGTGATTTAATACACATAGACACCGAACAAGGAAGTTGGCATTGTAGTAAGGTTTTTAAAAGACCATTAGATATGGATAAAAACATACCTAAAGAAAAATACCATACATTTGCTTTGCGTTCAGTACCTTACAATCAAAGATTAGAATTTATTGAGCATTATATAACAAATAAAATCCTAGAACCATCTTTAGTTATCGTAGATGGTGTAGCTGATTTGTGTGCTGATGTAAACAACATAGAAAAAAGTAATGAATTAGTAAGTGCTTTAATGAGATTAAGCCAACAGCAAAACGTACATATAATTTGTGTAATACATCAAAATTTTGGTAGTGCAAAACTTGGAACTGGGCATTTAGGTTCCGCATTAGAAAAAAAGGCTGAAACGGTAATAAGTTTAGAGGCAAATACTGTAAATAAGGATTGGATAACTGTTAAATGTGGTCGCAGTAGGGGTTATTCTTTTGAAACATTTAGTTTTCAAGTAAACGAAAAAGGATTGCCTATAATAGTAGGTGATTTATATGACCCATTAAAATGATATGGTACAAAAAACAATGGTATTAGTTGCTGCAAAGCATAAAGAATGGTTAAACATAGTTTTATCTTTTGGTTGCAAACATGAAATAGCAGAAGATATTGTTCAAGAAATGTATATTAAAATACAATTAAAACTTGAAAAAGGTTTAGACATTATGTACAACGAAAAGGAAATAAATTATTATTATATTTTTAAAACTTTAAAATCATTGTTTTATGATTTAAAAAGAAAAGGTAAAAATATTACCATTGTATCAATAGATGATGTACACTTAACCACAAGTGATATTAATTACCAAGAGCCATATAAAAAAATCGAAAATGAATTATCAAAAATGTTTTGGTATGACCGCAAAGTTTTCGAAATAATAAATGAAGGCGAAAGTATAGCCGAGTTTTCTAGGAAAAGTAAAATACATTATTATTCACTTTACAACACTTACAACAGAGTTAAAAATAAACTTAAAAAATTATTATGAGGGCAAAATTTGAAAAGGATTTAGAAACTGGGCAACTTTATGAAAAAAAGGCATTAGAATTAATTCAAAAAGATTACCCAAAAGCATACATAGAAGAAGGTTATTTTTTGGAATGGGATATATATATACCAGAGTTGGAAATAGGTGTTGAGGTTAAGAGTGATGCACAATATAAAAAGACTGGTAATTTTTATGTAGAATACGAATGCAATGGCAAACCAAGTGGTATATCAACAACAAAGGCATATTATTATTATATTTATTTAGATAAATTATATATCCTTAAAACAGATGATTTAAAAGAAAAATGTAGAAAATATATTGATACAAAAAGAGATAAAAAAGGCGGTGACTATATGGCAAGTAAAGGAATAATAATACCAATAAATGAATTAAAATGAAATTAGGAAACATAATACATTACATAACTAAATATACTGGCATAAAATACCTAGTAAATAAATACCATAAATTAAGAGGTACTAAATGTAATTGCAATAACAGAAGGAAAAAATTAAATGAAATAAAAATTGAAAGATGGTAAAATTTACTAAAGAAGATTTTAAGGCTTGGAGTGACTTTAGGTCTGAACCAAAAAGCACTTTACAAGGTAATGAGTTTGAACTTATATGCCAATTACACGCAAAATACTACAACCACAAATACCATAAACCTTGCACATGCAATCCAAAAAAAATAAAATTATGGATAAAACAATTAAATATAATATGGAATAATGGTTAAATGGCAAAATGCAATAATATTCCTTTTAAATTTTGATGGTTGGGAATTAAAATTAAGTAACAACAAAGCTATTGGTAAAACACCAAAGGGTATTAATTGTGTTATGGATATGGAATTTTTAGATACCTACAATGAAAAAAAAATCCTTAAAAAAGATAAATATGATGCATTAATGGAATTAGATGATGTAAAATTATTTTTTGTAAATGACCCAAAAGGAAATTTTATGTATTATTTAAACACCTTAAAAATGCCTAAATTAATTAATGATGTGTATTTACTTAAAGAAAATCAAGCAAGTAGAATTAATTTAACTTTAAAATAGATTTTGTTTTATGTTGATATGTTAATAATTATGATTATATTTGTTTTATATTAATTAAACAAAACATAATGTCTCAATTTGAAAAATTAGGTTATTTCTTGGAATATATGATAGACGATAAATATATTGGCTCTATGATTATAGAAAAACCTGATAGAAAAGAAATAGGTTATTATGGTAGAATTGATGAGATTGCTACACATGATATTATATTTAAAAATAAAAAAATAAAAAAAGGACAATCATTTTATACTAGAATGTACCCTTTATGTGGTAAAAAACTTTAATTTAAAAACAAAACAGATGAAACAAACAATTAGCTTTGGACAATTCCAAGATGCCTTTTACAATATGGATAGGCAAAATCAATTTAGTTATAAAGGTAAAAAAGCCTTATTTGAATATTTAGAAGAATATGAAAATGATACTGATGAGCAAATAGAATTAGATGTTATTGCATTATGTTGTGATTACACCGAATATGATAGCCTTGAAGATTTTCATTTAGAATATGATGCGGAAGAATTTCCAGATAAATTAGCTATTGAATGGCATACTATGTTTATTCCAATAGATAATGATGCTTTTATAATACAATCATTTTAATATGAAAGTCAATGATGCAGCTTGGGATAAGCTAAAAAAACAAATAGAGTATTATACAGATGCTGACACATCTATATCAGACATATCGATTAACTACCAAGTTAAAGAAACAAACAACAAAAATTATTTAAGACTTAACATAACAATAGACAAATGGGACAAGATAACAGAATAGAAAAATTAGAAAAACAAATTAGGATATTAAGAATAAAATTGGAAGAAGCACAATCACATACCTACATATATGATACAGACACTTTATGGTGTAGTGATGGCGAATTATATTTTGGTTATAATAATGACAAAACATTAGTAATGAATGTAGACCAGCTTTTTAAAGATTTACCATCAATTATAAGAATGGTAACCAAAGAACAAAAAAAACAACAAGCAATGCACCATAAAATGATAAAAGAAGCATTATGATTTTATTAGTAGATGCTGATAGTTTAATTTTTGCAAGTTGCTATCGTAAACGAGAAACATTAGATGACGATATATTTTACAGAGATATTGTAGATGCTAGGAATAAATTTGACCAGCAATTTATGAAAATTGTAAATGATTTAGAAGAAAAATACACCATTGATAAAGTACTAACATTTAGTGGTGCAAAGGGTAATTTTAGAAAACTTATAACAAAAAAATACAAAGCAAATAGAAAAAAACAAGATTTACCACCGCTTTTAAGTGAAATGCACGAATACGTAATAAAACAATATGATAGTATTATAGGTTATGGTGTAGAAACAGATGATATGGTTGCTAGGTATTGGTATCAAATTAGCCAAGATATTGGTAGAAATGAGGTAATGATAGTGTCAATAGACAAAGATTATAAGCAATTCCCTTGTTTAATGTATAATTATCACTACAAACACCAAACTATATTAGATATAACAGAAGACGAGGCTATGTTTAATTTTTATGAGCAAATGATTGTTGGTGATACCGCAGATAACGTAAACTATTTTAAAGGTAAAGGTAAAAAATTTGCAGAGAAATATTTTAAAAATTGCACAACTAAATACCAATACACAAGGAAACTATATGAATTATTTAAACAACAATACAAAGGTAAGGCAAGGCAAAATTATGTTGAGTGCTATCACCTTTTAAAATTAAGAACACAATAAATATTAATAATTAAAATCAAAACAGATGAACACACAAGAAATTAAAAGAGGAGAGTACAATGCTTATTACCCAATTAGCAAATTAAAAGCAGCTAATGTAAATAGGGATAAAGTTTTAAAACATGCAGAAAATTTTAAATCAAAATTAAATGATTTTAATTGGATGATGCCAATAGTCATATCATCAAGAGGTGACGTTATAGAGGGGCATCATAGGATTGAAAGTGCTAAATTATTATTACAAAAAACAATACCAGCCTACATCATTAATTGGGTTGATACAGAACAAGAAACAGAACATTTAGAGGCTATTATAAGTTTAAACAATGGCAATAAGGCTTGGAACACATTAGACTATTTAAAAGCCTATTCAACTAATTCAAAAGATTATAATTTAGTTTATGATGCATATTTAAAAAACTCCAACAATATATCCGTTGGTAATTTAGTTAATTTGTTTTTTTGGAATACAAGAAGTAAATTTAAAAAAGGTGGCGGGGTTATAAGAGATTATAAATTTTCAATTTATCTAATAGAAAAAATATCAAACCTTGTTGTAAAATATGGCAAAACAAACATACAAGCATATTGTGTTAGAGAAATGATAAAAATAGCTTTTACAAAAACATACAATGATTATGATGCGTTAAATTTCTTATTTAAAGAATATTCAAAACTTGCCAAAAATGACCACCCAGCGGTAGCATCCACTACAAGATTTAAGCCTTTAATGGAATTATATTTGGTTGAATTTAATATAAAAAGAAATGCAAACACAAAATAAAATGAAAGATAAAATAGTAGAAGATTTAAAAAGAGAGTTTGACATAAGAAGTTGTGTAGGTATAAACAAATACAAAACAACCCTACAAGACAATAACAAAGACGATTTTTTGCAGCATCTAAAAGAAGAACTTATGGATGCAGCATTATACATACAAAAATTACAAAGCAATGGAAGAAAATAAAATAGAAATACCGATATTAAAAACACCAAAAGAAATAAGTGATTTGCTAATATCGATTACTGGAGTAGATATATTTGAAAAAACAAGGGTTAGAAATATAATAGAACATAGAGCTTTTTTTTGTTATTTATTAAAAAATAAATTTGATTTAGGACCAAGTGCTATTTCTGCATTTATGAGAACACAACCTAAATTAAAAACATACGACCATGCTACAGTAATACATGCATTAAAAAAATTTAAAATTTATAAAACATATAGGGAGGAATATTTCAATACTTTGGAAGGTTATTTTGAAATTAGTCCAGATGCAGATTATAAAGAATTACCAAAATTAGAAAGGTTGTTAAATCAATATAAAGAAATTAAAAAAAAATACAACAATGCTAATAACAAAATAAAAAAATACGAAAATCAATTAAGTGAAATTAAGGAATTAAGAAAAAAAATTAAATCTGGTTTTACTGAAAATGAAATACTTTACAGAGATTTGAATAAAGAACAAATGAAAATATATGATGAGAGGGTAACATTAATATTAAAATCTTTTAATTGGCAAAAGCCTAAAAACGAATATGAAGTAATAAATTGTGCATCATGATAAAAAAAGAATGGCTATTTATGCAAACACCAAAAGAAAAAGCATACCAATTAGTAAAAGAATTTTATGTAGAAACAACAACAAGCACAGAGGCAAAACAATGTGCTAAAGTACATACAAGGCTTACACTTGAAAATGAATTAATAAAACCATCTAACAACCAATCAATAGAGTATTATCAGGAAGTACTAAATGAAATAGGTAAACTATGAACAGAAAAAAATTAATACAAAAGCTACAACAACTATTTGACAAATTACCAAAGGGTAAAAAAAGAAAAGCAATAAGAGAAAAATTGTTAGAATTAAAACTAAATAAAAATAAAAACTAAAAACGTTATATATATGGAACTGGTAAAAATTAGTGAAGTAATACCAAATGAAAATAATCCAAGATTTATAAAAGATTATAAATTTAATAAATTGGTAAATTCAATTAAAAAATTTCCTCAAATGTTAAAATTAAGACCAATTGTTGTAAATAAAAACATGGTTGTTCTTGGTGGTAATATGAGATTAAAAGCATCTGTTGAGGCTGGTTTAAAAGAGGTTTATATTTTAAAAGCAGATGATTTAACAGATGAACAACAAAAGGAATTTATTATAAAAGATAATGTTGGGTTTGGACAATGGGATTGGGATATGTTGGCAAATGGTTGGGATAATCAATTATTAGGTGACTGGGGTTTAGATGTTTTAGAATTAGAAGAAAATTACGAAGAAGGAGAAATTTTAGAAGATGATAATGTAACAGAAAAAAACGAAGTGGTTATAAGTTTGACTATGCCTAATTATGAATATGAAAAAATGGAAATAGATTTTCAAAATTTTATTAAAAAATATCCAAACATAACATGCAAAATACAAAACTAAATGTTTTAATATACCCAATGCTTTCGGTAAATAACCTTAATGCAGACAGCAATTATATTATCATAAAACAATTATGCAATGAATTATTAAAAACAAAAAAATATAATTTCTTTTTATTAATTGATAGTAATAGAAAATATGTAAAAGATGATTTAAACTCTTTGGTTAAAATTTTAAAAGTGCCAATGCCAAGAAGTAAAAAACATCAAGTAATACATTTTAATTCTAATATTTTTAGAGAAATATTTAAAAAATATGCTTTTGATATTATATGGAACAATGTTGTGGAACAAGGACATCATTTAAAGTATTTTCCCGATACTATCGTTGATGCTTTTAGACCAAAGGTATTTAATTATCACCATTATGTAATACACAGAAGTTTAGAGAAAATTACAAATTATTTACCTTGCACCCATATTTTATATGACCAAATAGTAGGAAGTTTAGGAACAGACCTTAATTTTTTCCATACTCAATATTGTTATGATATGTTAATGGAAGAAGCAAATGATATTTTAAACGAAGACAAAATAAAACTATTAAAGGAAAAAAGCATTATTACTCTTGGTGGTTACACTGATAAAATTAAAAGTAAAAACAAATACGATAAATTTACTTTTATTTATAATCATAGGCTGGATGGGTATAAAAATTGGCAAACCACTTTTAATATATTTGACCAATTATGGGACGAAGGGTTAGAGTTTCAAGTTATTTTAACAGCTGGAGACAAAGACAATATAAATACAATCAATAAAAAACCATATTGCATTGTTAAATCCTTTACTAAACATAGTGATTATATAAAAGAATTGTCCAAATGTCATGCAAACACCATTAACAGCAGACACGAAACATATTGCATAAGTATAGCGGAAAGTATAATGAACGAACAAATCACCATATTACCAAATAGGTGTACATTTCCAGAATTAGTTGGTAAAGGCTATCCTTATTTATTTGATAATGAAGATGAACAATTAAATATGATGAGAGAAATAATAAAAGAAAATAAAAGGCAATATGATTACAAAACTAAAAACCAATTAACATTAAAAAACCATAGTGCAAACATTAATAAATATTTTCAAAAATTAGGTGTAATAGAAAAAAGTGATGTTTTTAATAGTATAAAAAAGGAACACAGCAAAAAGGAAATAAAAAAATACCTATCAAAACATGATGAGGTAAGTTTACACGTTTTTAAAAATTTTATATTCTCTTTAGGTTATGCATCACAAAGTTTTCCAATGAAAAAAATAAAAGTTGTATTAAATGAACTAGGATACGATTATAACATAAATACGGATAAATTTCAAAAAATTTACTATGAATAAAAACAACAAAAAACGACATATAAAGGATAATTTAATTGCTGCATTAGAAAAATCAATGGGTGTGGTAACAACCGCTTGTAAAAATGTTGGCATACATAGGTCTACTTTTTATGAATATTATAAAAACGATGATTTATTTAAACAAGAAATAGATGATATTAATAACGTGGCTCTTGATTATGTAGAAAGCAAAATGTTTAAGCAAATTGAAAAAGGAAACACTCAATTAATTAAATTTTATTTAGCAACAAAAGGTAAAAAAAGAGGTTATATTGAACGTCAAGAAATAACTGGCGCAGATGGTATGCCTACTAACTTTCAAATAGAAATAATTGATAAAACCGAAGATACAGACCAACATAGTATATAAGCATCTCGCTAATACGGATAAAAAAATTGTTGTTGAGCAAGGCGGTACAAGGTCGGGTAAAACATACAATATACTTTTATGGATAATATTTAACTATTGTGCAAACAACAATAATAAGGTTATAACAATTTGTCGTAAATCATTTCCTAGTTTACGTGCAACCGTAATGCGTGATTTTATGGCAATACTCCAAAATTATAATTGTTATAGTGAGCAATATCATAATAAGTCTAATTCAGAATATCACCTATTTGGAAACCTAGTTGAATTTATATCTTTAGACCAGCCACAAAAAATTAGAGGTAGGAAAAGGGATTTGTTATTTGTCAATGAAGGTAATGAGTTGTATTACGAAGACATGCAACAATTATTATTTAGAACACAAGATAGGATAATACTTGATTTTAACCCATCAGATGAGTACCATTGGATATATGACAAATTAATACCAAGAGATGATTGTGTTTTTTATAAAACAACTTACCTAGACAACCCTTTTATTGAAACATCAATTAGGAATGAAATAGAGAGGTTAAGAGATACAGACGAACAGTATTGGCAAATATATGGATTAGGTGAACGTGCAGCCAGTAGGAGTACTATATTTAAGTATGTTGAGGTAAACCAAATACCACAAAATGCAGATTTAATTGCATACGGAATGGATTTTGGTTACACAAATGACCCAACAACTTTTGTTTCTGTTTATAGTGAAGGACATAATCTATACATACAAGAACATTTGTACAGAACCCAAATGACTACAAATGATATTAATAAATTCCTTAAAGAATTAAACCTTACAAGTAAACCTATTTATGCTGATAGTGCTGAACCTAGATTAATATCAGAACTTCGTTCAATGGGTAATAATATATTTTCAAGTATAAAAGGTAAGGATAGTATAAATGCTGGTATTGATTTATTAAAAAGGTACAAAATACATATCCTATCCACCTCAACAAATGCAATAAGTGAATTTAGGAATTACAAATGGAAAGAGGATAAAAGTGGCATGTTGATTAACACTCCTGAAGATAAAAATAACCATATAATTGACCCATGCCGTTATGCAACCTACTCAATTTTAAGCCGACCAAACTTTGGTAAATATGCTTTACATTAAAATATAGATTAATAATAAGTTGTTTATATGTTAATAAAATTGTATATTGTAATATATTAATTTAAACAAAACATAATGACAACAAAAGAAATTGCAGACGAAATTACACAAGAAATGAAAAACGTATTTTCATACCTTAATAAATTAAGGGATAGTGGGGAAACAAATATGTTTGGTGCTACACCTTACATTGTAAATGAATTTAATATGGACAAACGAACCGCAGCAAATTATTTAATATTGTGGATGCAATCATTTAAAAATGAAAAAAAATAAAACACAAATAATAATAGTATTAATATTAGCATTTTTTGTAATTGTATTAAATGCTTTAAACGTATATATAAATGGAATATAGTAATTGTTGTGGCGCAGAGCCAAGTTATTTAAGTGATGAGATATGTGGTGATTGTTTGGAACATGCAATGTTTAACGAAATAGAAGAATAATGAAAAAATTAATAAACAGAATTTTAGTAAAGAAAAGCATCAGACCATACAAGGTAGTACCTTTAAGTACTGGTGTAATTATAGAACATTACCGTAATGGTAAACTTAAAACAGAATATTATGGATTGGTATAACCCACCCGAATACGCAGAGTATGAATGCACAGAATGTGGTGCA